CACTACTCGACACAGTCACCGTCAGGTCAACGTCAGCGGATGGCGCCGGTAGCAGCGTGTACCGAGAGACGTTGATGGACGTATGCGCGTGAACCCCTGCCCCGCTGGCCACGCTGTAGTTAGCAGCAGTGCCACCGTTCGTGGTCCACGTGTCGCCGTAGTCAGCAACTCCCCAACCGTTAGCCACCGTTCGACCGGTGAACGAGTCAGTGAAGCTCTTCACTGCGGTAACCCGCATGTCCTCCCCACCAGCACTCACGCTGAACGGGAACGAGCGAGGCTTAGGCGCACCACCCAGGACGGGCCGAATGTTCGCACCCTGCACAAGGATTACGTCCGTCGCTGGTGGGGTACCACCGATGGATGCCGCAATGCTCATGCCGTCGATACCCGCAGGCGCCGTGAACGTGGCTTCAAAGTACTTCCACGTGTTCGCCACCACAGACAGCGTGTTACTGCTAGTGCTGGTGTACGCGTTCCCTGTGTACCAGTTGAGGTTTAGCCCAATCGTGCGGGAAGTAGCGCAGCGCATCCACCCCGAAATGACGTACTGGTTACCCGTGATGGCGGGAACCTTGGTCGTGAACGCGTTCGGGCTAGAGGCCACACCGTTCGGGGTGAACTGGAGAGCCCACCCGCTATAAAGCGGCGAGTCAGGCGCAGGCACACGGGCCATCGTTCCACCAGACGCATTCCACCCGAGCGCATCCGTGTCCAGATACGGGTTAGGGGTTGCGATAGGTGCAGCCTCAACCCATGGCTTACCAGGGGTCACGAGCACATCTACGGCCGTTTCAGTGGGGTCGAGCGCCTCACCTAGCACCGTGGATATTGAATCGACCTTACCCAGCGAGGCGCCGTTAGCTATGCCCGCTTCACGGCCGTCAGTCTCGGCCACGTTCCACACGCTGTGGGGCGCGCAGTTGTAGTCAATGATCCATTGGGCCAGCGAAAGGGTTTCCTGGTAGCCCTCGACGCGCTGATCAATCAAACCGGGCGGAAGCCACTCGGGCGGATTGGCGATCGTCAGTCGGTCACCAACTTCTAGGTCAGCAGCGTCAGAGATGAGTGCAGCGTTACGCGTCAGGTCAACAGCGACGGACGGGTAACGGGCCTCATCCACAGTGCCCATACGCAGGTACCAGAATGCAGTGTTCACAACCTGATCGTCAGAGAACAGATTCAAGGTCGTACTGTCGTCGTACGTGCCCACACCTAGCGGGGGGTTCTGTACGGACAACCGGCCCGTTGCCAGCACCGCTTGCGCCGACCCACCGTTCTGCCGCTCAATCGTGCGATCGTTGCGGATTAGCTGGTCGTCGTCGACAGGCTCAATCGGGGTGATCAGGCCACGTGCGTTGAAGTCCAGCGCGAGCCCAACCGGCTGGTTATAGAAGCTCCTACGACCCCGGTAGACAAGCCCGATGTCCTCACGGTTCTCGTACAGGTTTCCACCGTCAGCGTTGGCGGCATCCTGCACGATGTTCAGCACCGTGTCAGACACCTGCGGGCCAACCTGCGCATGGTCGCTAGTACCGTCCGCAATGATCAGCGGTAGGGACTCCTCACCAGACAGACGCAGCATGCGGTCACCAGCGGTCTCACCCGTCCACGCGTCAATGGCACGTAGGTAGGCGCCGTTAGAGTTCGCGTCCCATGCAGCCCATGCGGATATGTGGCCGATGGCCATTCCGTCAAGCTCAGCCGCAAAGCCACCAGCGGGAGAGGCCACAGCAACCGGACGGCCAACCGTGCCCATGTAGTTGCCAACTGCGGCGCCCGAGTCGCCACCGACATCAGTCCAAATTAGCTGCCAGTCGAGTTGCCCGCTAACCGTAGCGTCGGGCGAAACCTCAAACTGAACCTTGGTCCAGCGCCCCCATAGGTCAGCGCCAATGGCCGTGTCCCAGCGCTGAATTTCGTTGCCGAACGAGTCACGCGCGATGACTCGGGCAATGCCCTGACCCCACTGCAACAGCCACTCAGCAACGGTACCCGTGGAGATAATCCGCATGTGGGTCCATATGGTGGTGTGGATCGTGTCATGGCGGTAAACCCATTGCACGGTCCACGAGGTAGGCGCCTTGGCAGGTGCCGGGATCGGCCCGTACATCATCGGCAGTACGCCGCTCTGACTCGCCAACACCGGAAGCGGGTCACTCGACGCAAGGGTATTCGCAGAGGACCAAGTGGCGAGATCAAGCTTCAACGGCCCGTTACCAACACCCAGGTTGACAGCGCTGGTAGCGTCCGCACCCTCTTCCATCGGCCAATAGCTGAGAGGCTTGAACGAGGTAATACGGCGCCTCAACGTCGAGTTCAGAGCCTTCTTACCCTGACCCAGTCGGCGCAGAATCCCGGAAGCGACGAGCGGCACATAACCGTCAGTGCCCTCAGCCTCCCAGCGGGTAGGCCACTCAGACACCTCCCCCACAAAGCGCGAGCGCCGGTTAGTGATCGCTGCCCCACCTGTGTAGAAAACCAGGTTGTCAATGTGGGCGGCATCCTCACCAAAGGCAGTGCTGTTGTCCTTGACATACCGGAAGATGACAGTGCTCTTACCCGTCACGTCCACGGTCGTCTGTGACCAAGGCGTAGTGCCCTGCGCGCGCAGCACCTGCACACCGTCGACCAGGACTAGCAGCCTGTCACCCTCGAACCCAGCACCAGAGTTCTCAGACGACGTCCAATACGAAAACTTCAGTTCGGTTGCCAAGGGGGGCACCGTAACCACAGCGTCTGACGTCTGGTTGTTGGTGATCGCCCCCGAGCGCAGGGACCAGGCGCCCGTGTCGAAATGCGCGCCGCTACGGGCCCATGGCAGGTTCCCACCGTTGGAGATGGTTACGTTGTAGGTGGCATCTTCAAAGTCCTCGACCACCGTTCCGACCGACCACGCACGGCCAGCGGAGTCAGTGAAGGCCACAGAACCCTCTGTCTGCGCCTCAAAGTTCGGGGAGGCCACCACGGTGCCATCAATGCCTGAACGCACCTCAGCGCGGTAACAGCGCCCCGTGAAGGGGTACCGCAGGACCGAGATACCAGAGTCAAGCTGCTGAGGCGCCACACTCAGCGGGGCAGAGCTGTTGAAGATGGCGATAGTGCCAACGGAGTTATTCACCCCGCTGAAGTCGACCCACGGGCCATCCATGGACGTAGCCCAGTAGAAATGAGCCGTGACCCCACCGGCGCCGTTGTCCACGTCCAGCGTGACCCGCAGCGCAGCACGCTTAGGCAGGTTCTCCGGAAGCTTGTAATTGTGGTTACGGCCAATCGTTCCATCCTGCGTGGTGTGCAGGAAGAGTAGCCCGTTCTCTAGGCGCATGTGGTACGAGCGGTTACCCGCAGCACCCCACTTGCCAATGAGCATCTGAGCACCAGTGGCGTACCAATCCGCCTCGCCCTCCCACCGAATATCAAGGTCACCCGTGATCTTGAGTGGTGCAGCGTCCGGGGTCGTCGTCAGGTCAGGCTCACCAGACAGATTGTCGAGGAACACCCCACCCTCAAGCACGCTGACCCGTAGCGGAGTGTTCCGGCCGAACTTGCCGTAAAGGTCACTGCGAGGGTTGCGAGGCGAGTAACGACCCACAACCCCCGTCAGCTTCGAAATGCCGTTATTCAGGGTCAGTCGACACGACCCAGGGTCAACAGCCGCCCCCTCGTTCGCCTTACCACGCGTGATGACAACCGGGTCTCGGTCGTACACGTCAGCGGAGATGTCCTGCCACATGCCATCAATTTCTAGCTCTGTGACAATCTTCAGCGGATCATCGGGGAAACCCATCAGTACCTCCTATCGCGCGGCCATCGGAGCAAATCCACGGCCGTCAACACGGAACATCTTTCGGACCAGGGCCTTCATCTCAGCGTCCGACCCGGTCACGTCCAGCCGTAGAGCCTGCTGTGCGCTTGCGGCAGAAGCCTTTGCAACACCCCTCGCCTCCAACGCAGCAGCCATCGACGGAATCTGTCGCTTGGTCAGCGTCTGTAGCTGCTTCTTCAGGTGCGGAACCTGCTTGGTAATACCGCGCTGGAAACCCTGAATTACCATCCGGCCGTTAGGCGTCAGGATCTTCTTATCCAGCGGGGCGGGACCCTTCCAGCTAGTCAGCTTGGACGTAAGTCCCCCAAGCGTCGACTTGACAGAACCGAACATGCTCTTGATGCCGTTGACGAATCCAGAGATCAGAGACTTACCGGCGCCTAGCAGGACACCACCCAGCGAACCGAGCGCACCCTTTGCCTTACCGGGCAGACCCTTAAGCCACCCGACAGCGTCGCTGATCCCCTGCTTGGTAGCAGAGACCAGCTTGGACCCCGCCGACTTAGCGGCAGACCACACCTTCCCAGCGAGCGGAGCAAGGGCGCTGAGCACCTGCCCCGGTAGCTTCGTGAAGATGCTGAGCACGAACCGAGCCATGCCCGAAACGGCCTGCTTGGCATACCCGAGCGCACCACTGAAGTCACCATGCAGCAGCGCGGCAATTGCCTTGAACGCTGGCACCACAACCGAGGTTATGTACTTGGCCAGTAGGTTAGCCAGGATCGTTGCAAGCTTCGCGACGAGCGTGATGATCGGCGTAAGGATCGGCACCAGCGCCTGAATGATCAGACCCAACGCGTTGAAGAGCGGCACCAGGGCCTGAAGGATCGGCGTAAGCGCGGGCAGCAAAGCCACCACAAGCTGACTGATCGGAGGCAGTAGCGGCATGACCGCCTGCACCAGCGCGAGGAACGCCTGAACCAGCGCAGCGAGCACGGGACCCAGGGCAGCGATGATCGGCATGAGGGCTGCGCCCAACTGCGTAATCACGGGACCCAGGGCCGTCAGTAGCTGACTCAGAATCGGGCCAGCAACCTTGAGCATCTGCCCCATGAGCTGACCCAGCGTCGGCAACAGCGCGCCGATGACCGAGCCAAGGCTGTTGAACACACCTGCGGCTGCACCCATACCGCCCGAGAGACCCGTAAGGAAACCACCCAGGGCAGTACCCAGCGTGCCGAACAGACCCCCGAGGGACTTGACCAGCGGTAGAGCCTGCTGCATCACGGGAAGCATGCCGTTTACCAGGCCCTTGACCAGGTCCCCAACACCAGCCACAAGGGGCTGAATCATCGGGGCAGCAGCAGAGAACATCTTGCCCAACTGCGGGGCGATGCTGTCAAAGATGCCGGATAGCTGCTTGGCAGCGTTGGCGAGAGGCTTGACGAGAGGCTGCGCGAGCGTCTGCATGGTCTTAGTGACGTGGTCCTTGAGGCCCGCAAAAGCCGTCTGAACCTGCTTGCTCTGTGCAGCAGCCATCACGCCCAGTCCGACCATGGCGAGTGGTACAGCAGCGAGCACACCAGCGGCACCAACGGCGCCCACGCTCATCACGCCAAACGCCTTACCCAGGTTGCCCAGGGTCGTTACGCCAGCGCGACCAGCAGACTGCAAGCCGTTGCGCATCTGCGTTGCGGCAGTACCACCAAGGCTACGCATAACCGTGCCAATACCGCCCAGCGCATCACGCATACGCTGCCCGTTGGTCATCATGGCGTGCGTGGACGACAGGACCCGCCCATCAACACTGCGCCAGTTCCCGTCAGCGTCGCGCGTCATGCCCGAGGTAGTAGCGCCAATGGAGCGGATAGCAGCGCTGGCACGGCGCGCACCTGCCTGCACCCGGTCGGTGTCGATGCCAAGCTGAACTGTTAGTGATGCCAGCGTGGCCACCTGACACCCCCTTTCTGCCCGTAGTCACCTACGAACTTTCGTATGTGCGAACGGAGCCGCCCAGAGCAGCGTTTGCCTTCAGCACGTCTTGCCAGATCTCTTGCGGCGTCTTTACGCGCTGGTACCACACGGGTACAAAATCCTTGGCCTTGAGCTTTGCCCCGTTCGCGTTCGCCACAGTCGCAGCGATGATCGAGGCACTAATGTCCGTACGCTGATTCGCGTCGAGGGGGCCAGTCACCCGCTCGTACGCCATCCACTCAGTGAGTTCACGGGACGACATACGAGCGAGCAACTCGGCCACGGGCATACCCAGATGGCCAGCAAGACGAAAGTAAAACTGTCGCTCGGGGCGGCCTACTAGTTTCCCGTCAGTTCCTCAACGTCGTCATCCGTCAGACCGGAGAGACGAGAGGCAACCTCGACCACGCGAGTAAGGGCCTGCGCGCTCTTTTCGCCGAGTCGCTTGACCTCAGCGTCAGAGCGAAACAGCCGCTTGCCGTTCGCGTCGACCAGGCAGAACGCAGCGAGGCGCGCCCGGTACTTGTCAAGGGCCTTGTCCTTGGCAACGGCAGACATGTTCTCGTTCATGAGAGATGCCTCAAACCGGTCCCGGTCGGTGCCGTTCATGCCCTGAACGAGAACCGTACCGCCCCACTCCGGGACGTCAACAGGCTCGCGCTGAAGGTCGTCAGCGTTCAGAATGTCGTCAGCGGAAAGGTACATGTGTGGTTACGCTCCTGCGGTAATGGTCGGCTTGCCCGACACCTTGAACTTCAGTTCGGCAGACAGCTTGTCGTCTACCGGCGCTTCCTGCGAGAACTCAGTCAGAATCAGCGCTAGGTCCCACTCCCCCAGAGCCTGGGGAAAGACCAGCTTGTAGTTACGTGGCTTGACGTCTTCAAAGTCCTGCACGAGAACATCGTGAACGGTCGGGTCATAGTTCACCGTGATGGTGACCTCACCAGCGTCCTTCAGGCCACCAATGAACTCACGCCACCCGTTCACCGAGTCGTGCGCGGTCACGTCGTAGGTGTCCCGCTTGATCTCGGGCCCCTTGACATCCGACACCTTGCCGATGGCCACGAAACCCTCAGTCGGGGTGACACCATCGCCACGCTTGAGCGCAATGCCGAACGCATCGATACCAGACACTCAGTTACTCCTTTGTCATGTGGACCCGATATTCAGCGTTCAGGTGCCTAACGCGCGGGTCAGGGTCGGGAATGGTCTGGTGCTGGGCATGCTTGATATACACCTGCGAGAACCCAGCAACAGTCAGCGGCACGCGATCTAGGGCAGCGTCAACAGCAGAGAACAAGTCGTAAATCTCGCTGGACCCCGGGGCCATAGACCAAACGTGGATTGTCACGGTGGAGTTGAGCCCCTGCGCATCGTGCGTGTCGTCATGCATTTCGAGAATGCTGCCGATAGTGACGAACGGGTAAGGGGCAGGCTCGGGCACCTTGTCGTAAACCCTGCCAGCGAGGGAAGGGGCACCGTTCAGCTTCGCGAAAATCGCAGTCTGAAGGGGGCGCAAAGCAGTAGCCAAGGGTCACCACCTATTGAAGAATCGGGGTGCCGCACGCTGCAAAGCGCGCTCACCAGTACGGGAGTGAATCTGGGCAGCAGGACCGAGGAACGGCTGATCTTCCATCTTGCTCGTGCCCTTTTCGACGTAGTACGCGTACTCACGCACGTGACCAGGCTTGATCTGGACCCACGCCTTACCGCTACTGGTGTTCACCTTGGTCTCAATGGCCTCACGCAGAGCACCAGTCCTGAACGGCGCAAGCTCCTTCGCTGTCTTCTGTAGCTCCTCGGCCCACTGGTCCAGCGCCTCAGCACGCAGGTTTTGAGCCCTGCGGGGAAGCTGCGCAATACGAGCAAGGGCCGTACGGAGTCCACGCAAACCGTCGCGCGCCATTACTGGCCAGCCTGACGGAAGAGACAGCTAGCAGCGAGGTACGTGCCCGGCATGCTCGGTTCGCTGACGGACAACACAAGAAACTCATCAGACCCACGGTGCAGCCGATCACCACGCCGTACATCGGTACCAGGGATCAAGTAGACCGTGTGCGTCTGACTCTCGCCGCTCTGCCCACCTAGGACACGCTCAATAGCCGTCGACTGAGCAAAGCGAGCGGGCACCGTGGCAACGTTCGTCCACACGGTAGTGAAACCGCCCATGCCATCCGAGGTACGAACATCCCGGTACACGTCAGCGGACGCGTTCAACAGGCGTGCAATGCGACTCACCGGGACTTCACCACCACACCAGGACCAGCACCAAAGCGGGCAGCAAGGCGGGCACGCTGCTCATGACTCAGAAGCATGATGCCTGTCTCGACACCGGAGTACTTCACCTGGTAGTCACCGATGCGCTCCATGTCGACCATGCGCGCGAGCGGATCACCAGCGCGGAACTGCACCAGGGCCTGACCAGCGAGGCGACACACCATGTCGATGATGTCAGCGGGAACGGCGGGTAGGCCGTGAACGTACGTCACCTCGACCGCTGACGGCTCCATGTCGGCACGCCACCCGTAGGACGACCACTTGACCGCACGCCACCCCATACGGCGCCACAGAACGCCACTGGTGAGTTTGTAGTCAGTGGTGGGCTCGCCGTCGACAGTGACCGAGGTCACCGACTGCACGGGATTACCAGGAAGCCTCAGCCGCTGATCGTGGTCACCCTCAAGTACCACAGTGCTAGTCGTCTGAGTGATGGGCGTACCCGCAGCCTCGCGAACCAGCGCGGAAGCTACGTCAAGGTACGTGGTTACAACGGCAGTCTCTGACCCAGCAACAGTGACGCCACGCGCTTCTAGGTCAGCGACAGTTGCCAGCGGAACGAGCGCCATGGGTCACCGGTCCTTACTTGGTGGAAGCGGCAGGCTTGCGAGCGGCAGGCTTGAGAACCTCGACCCGCTCAAGCTCGTCACGCTTCAGAAGCTTGCGGAGATATTCGAGCGTCTCGCTGTCCTCTTCCAGCGTGAACCGAACGACCTGCTTGGACTTGTTCTCAACCTCAACAGCAACAAGGGCCATGGGTGTTTTCTCCTAAGGCGGTAGGGGTGGGGCAAGGGGCGGGGGCCACCTACGAAATTTCGTAGATGACCCCCACTCACTCAGTCAGGTCAGGAAGGCAGACCCGTGGTCACGTCAACGTCCATGACCGCTAGGGCCTCAGGGCGGACGACCTTACCGCCGTACAGGTGGAGACCCTTGATAGCGTCGCCGAACGAATCCTGTGGGCGGTACGCCTCAACCTTGTTGATCTGCTCCGCGTACGTGGTGGCGATCGAGTGACCAGCAACCACGAAGTTGGACACGGCCGGAAGCGTGCCAGCGGTACCCTGCGGCAGGTTCAGCGAGACCATGACCGAGAAACCGAGGATGGAACCGACCTCGCCATTCTGGATCGGCTGAGTCGAACCGTACTGGTTCGCGTAGATGAACCGAGTGTCCTGAAGAATCAGCGAGTAAAACTCGGGAGACACGACCAGGAATCGGCCAGCCGCAGGAACCTTGGACTTGTCAAGCTTCAGCTTGAGGGCAAGCACGATCTTGTACGCAGCGTCAGCAGTCGCCGCAGCACCAGGGGTCAGCACGTTGCCAGCGTTCGTGGTCATCAGACCAGCGAGGAACGTGTCAGTGACCTCAGCAAGGCCAAACGCCGAGTCGTTCGCAGCGCGGTTCAGTAGCTGCCCACCATCGCGAACCTGACGCGCGTCAACGTCGTCGACCTCGAACGCAAAGTACTTGGCCTGGTCGACAACAAGCGTGTCATCGGTCGTGGTCAGAGTCTGCGGCGCGATGACCGTAGAGTTCTTGGTGTAGGTGCTGATAGTCGGGCGCGCAAGGTGCCCGATGTGCACCGTGTCACCGTACTGGGCAATGTCGCCCTCATAGTCACGGTTGATAATGCCACCCTGCCCGAAAACCAGGTTTTCGCGTAGAGCAACTAGGAGGTCTGCCGACCAGACCTCGGGAATGAAAGTGTCAACGGCCATGCCGGAAGTGCCTTTCTAGAAAGGGGTAGTTGGTGCTACTTGATGCCGAGCACGTTGTTTAGGCGGCCCTCAGCCTTGGCCTTGTGGATTTGCTCCGGCGACATGCGCTTGAGGTCATCCCGGGTTAGCTGCTTAGGTCCAGCCGCCTTGCGCGCTGCGCCACCGTCACCAGTGCCCTGAAAGCGTGGCCGGGCCGTTGCGGCTAGGTGTGGCTTTCGGGTTAGGAGTTCCTCGATAGCGTCCGTAATCTCATCTGCGTCAACGTCGCCAGACTCATCAACCTCGAACTTGTCAAGGTCGAGGAATGCAAGCGCGTCAGCGGGGTCAGCGAACTTACCCGCAGCAGCAGCCTTGATCTCAGACTTGAGGATTCGCGAATTGGCCTTAGACAGGGCCTCACGCGTAGCCTGCGCCTTGATCTGATCGGCGTCAGGAGTCTCGTTCTCGCCCTTAGGGGCGCTCTCCAGTGCGGCGAGTCGCTGTTCTAGCTCCTGCCGCTTCGTACGCTCCTCGCGCCACTTGCCCTTCATGGAATCCAGCGCCTTTTTACCGGCATCGCCGAGATTCTCGGCACCTTCCGGATTTGGCTCGCTGTCATCCTCGGTTCCCGCCCCGTGCTGCTCACCAGTGGCAGTCTCATCGGTCACGGTCTCGTCAGTGACAGTCTCGTTTTCAGGCATGCTGAAGCCTCCATGCGCCTTGCGCGCGAGTCAGGTACGAAAGTTCGTAGGTGCTGGGCAGTGCGCCTCAGCGGAGATAGCCGTTTTTGTAGAGCAACCGGATAGCGTGGTTGCGGTCACCGTCGGCAAGGCGGTAAATCTCTTCAGGCATCAACCGGGGTGGGCGCTTCTTTTTGCGCGATCCCGTACCTGTGTAGGTGACTTGCACCGTACGGCCGAACATCTCAACCTTGTCCATGCTCTTGCGAGCGTTGACCACGCTGTAGATGTTGGCGCCATCATCAATGGCCTTTGCCCCAGCCTCGCCAAACACCCTGCGTCGCT